CACATGGCATGGGCTAGATGGCTGTAGCCAGTCTCCGGGTCGTTCTTCTCACCACTGACATACGCTGTGAAATGACGAAAGCCTGCATCGATGTAGCGACGACGGGCATCTGGCACCTTGCACCAGTTGTCTGCCGAATACTTCTTTGCACCATACGTCAATACCTCAACAACTTCTGTCATTGCTTTGAAAGGTACCAAGCTCCATTGTGGTTTGCCACCATCGTATTTTACACCGACGTCTTTGCTTTTGAATGCAACATCTTTCGGGTTGTACTGTGGTGGTGGGATTGGTCGGTCATCTACATTGTCTAAGAAGTTCATGCTTACCCATCTGTTGAAATTAACGCAGCCAGCGCATGGCCCTTTAGCAGGGTCATCCCACTGGTAGTAGCAATTAAGACAGTGTTTACTCATTGCATGCCACCAACAGTTTTGGTGTGAGCAGTGAGAACAAAGTCATTGTCAACGTCGCTGGTCATGACATCATCAGCTTCGCCATAATGCTCTGCACATTCCGTCATCAGACGCTCAGTAAACTTTGCATCCTTCTCCATGACAGGGACAGCAGTGGCAATAAGCATAGCCATGCTGACTAGCTCACGCATACTCTCTTCTGGCATAGTGACGGGGCCGATGCCAGCAATCACAATCTCAAAGCCGCCTTGCCAGTCTTCGCCTTCTTTGAAGTCAGGTCGCAACACTATGACGACATCGTTTGGGTGGATGGGGGATTCCATAATTGTTCATCCTCTGTTCGTCGAAGCCACAGCAATCGAGCATTCTCAATCACTCTGTCTTCAGATCCGTCATATGCTTCTACACATATGCGGTACATTTCAGATTCATCTTCAGCGTCCTGCAGCATCTTCCTTGCTTTCACATTTCCGATACCGTGGATGCCCATGATGTTGTCGGCTGCATCACCTGTAAGGATTTGACAATAGAACCTGAGCAGCCCCTCTTCGGGAGTGATGTAGTAGGCTTCCTTCTTAACGAAGTTGTAGTGATAGCCTGCCACCTGATCTAAGTCTTTGTCCAATGAAACAATGACGCAATCGTCACCGAGCGTTGTAGCCCTAGTAGCAATTGCGTCATCGGCTTCTTGACCTTGAATGATTACAGCATTCCACTCCTGCACCAGATGATCACGTAATACACCATGATGCTCTGGCTTTGGAGTGTCTATTCTGTTTCCTTTGTAGACCGCTGTCGTGGCAATCTTCTCACGGAAGTTTCCTTTACCAGTGAGGTAGAGTTCCCAACGATCTACGAAGCAATCAGGATAAACTTTGTCAACGCCCCATGCAAGGATGTCATAGATGTAGTTGTTGAGTGTTCTCTTGGCTACATCAGCAGACTGATCCTTACATGCAAAGGCAATGCGGTAACACAAAATGTCAGCTAAGCGTCTACGATTGCAATTGTATGCTTCATAGACCAGTACCCTCCTTCTGATTTCCATCATCAGTATGGGCTTTCAAGTATTCAACTGCTGCCATTAAAAACTCCTGATTATCTTGGAAGTGTCCAAGTCCTCGATTGCAATTTGTACACAGAAACTTTCTAATTTTTCCTGTCGCATGATCATGATCTAGATGCGTAAAGAATCCAGAAGAAGGAAGATGTGTTCTGCATATACCACATTTGTTATCTTGATCTTTAAGTTTCTTTTGATAATCATCAAGGGTTATCCCATATCGAGTCTTGACATACGACTGTTTCTTTTTCAGTCGATAGTCAGGATTGTTAAAATTGTCAGCATTGTACTTCCTTGTTTTTTCGTTAGCGCAATCCTTACAATAATAGGCACGACAGTTACCCTTGACATTTTTTTTGTCGTTATGAAATTCAGAGAACAACTTCATTTCACCACAACAACTACAACTCTTATGGGTATCTGTAACAATCTGTGGGTTGTTAAATTGATTGTTTGACAAGGCGATTCCTTTCGATATATTTTACTAGGAAGGTATACCGAAACGTTATCGTCTTGTCAATACAACTTACAGTAAGGCAAACATTAGTCGCTCAGACCAGCTTCTGTTACAGCTTCCTGCTCAGCCTGTGCTGCAGCCTGTGCAGCTTGTGCTTGAGGAATCACTTCCTTTTCAATAGCGTCAATCAGTTGACGGACAGCACCGTGAGGTTGGCTATTCAGAAATTGAATCACTGCGTTGTACACAGGGATAGACAGATACACTTTATCAGACATTACATTTCTCCTTTACAGAACGTCATCATCGTCGATGCCAGCAGCGGCACCTTCGAACACTACCAGATCGGTGATAACCAGCTTCTTCAGCGTAGGGCTAATACCTTTCTTGTTCTTGTATGTCCAAGGGTACGTACCAATCATGGCTTTACACTTGCTACCATTACCGACATCTTGCTCAATCTCTTTGCCGTCGTTGTCGAAGGCAAGGATTGGTCGCTGTGATTTGCAGGTGATGTACCGACCTTGCTCAGGTTTTTTCTGGGCGTTCTCCTGAACGCTGATACCCATACCTTCCAGCGCAGCCACAGCAGCGTCAGACAGGTTACACAGATCAACTGTGTAGGCGTCAGCCATTTCATTCTTACGATCCAAGAAAGCCCAATAGATGTCGGCTTTTACTTTAACAACTTCTTTGTTGTCGCTCATTTCAGTTTCCTTTGAAAGGTTGATGCCTACCAATTTTAAACCGGGGGTAGGCTTCCCTGTATATTGTTATTGTATCACCAGCTTTTCAGCACAGTCAATATAGTATTTGTAGTCGACGTCCTTCCAAGTGAAGTCTTTGATGTCGTTACATACCCACATTCCCCAGCCTGCTGCGACACCAATGCGTCGTTCTTCAGCGCCTTCACTGACAGGGGGCATCACCTTGATTAACTCCCCACCAGCATTACACGCATAGTAGCGGCATATGTTTTGTTGTGCAATCTCACTACCATCAGCCATCACCATGACAAGCTTGCTGCTACGTGGCACCTTAGTGCGCAACAGAAAGTCGTACATGTTCTTGTGCTGACGGACAAACTTGTCAACGGAAATACCATGCAGCATAGATGCCTCTGCTGCCATCGGAATGACAAGGCCACCCTGATCTTGGTGCCAGCCTAGGTCTTCGTATTGGTATGCACCTTTACGTTTCACTTTACCGTTCGTATACACAGCAATGTAATTGTTCACGTCACGAATAATCATCTTGCTGTAATGCGCAAACTCAAGCTCTAGTCCTACCTGCTTCTGCCAGTCTGCACAGATGGTTTCATATTCCGCAATCTTGTGCTTAGGCATCTTCACAGTGACACCGTCAGTGTTCACCTGAATCAACTGCAATCCATCAATGTTCATCAGCTTCTCAGCCAGCAAGCACAGGCTAAGCTGTCCGTTGATAGTAATGGTCATCGTGTATTGCGGGTCATAGAAGGGGCTGTACTGGTTGTTGCTATCCCCATACACACCGTTCAATGCCAGCTTCAACATGGCGTTTTCTGCGCTGCCCTTGGGGTAGCTCTTACGCTGGTTGTATACGTCCTCGTAGATGTCACAGAACTTCTCAGACAAATGCTCAGGATAGACACGATTGGCGATGGCAATGTTCGGATACATTGAAGCAACGTCAGCATCAACGATGATGTTGTCATCGTCAGCATTCACCACTGTCGATTCGATAGACCCGTGAATACCACCAGTGCCGAAGTCAAATCTGAATCCGTTGACACGGACGTTCAGCGTATCAGCAACGCGCCAGTTCTTCCAATAGCTGTACTGGTGCTGTCCCTTCTTCTTAGCCTTGAGTTGTTCCTCTGATACCCAACCCATAGGATGTAGTGCTTTGAAACCAGCGACAGTTTCTTCGCTAGGTTTGCTAAACCACTTCTGCCGCTTGTGCGTCATGTCAGCATAGGCAGCTAGATCACCTAGGTCGCTCTCTTCAATGTCACTGAAGACACCTTTGGTTTCTGTAATGCGCTGAGCCTTGAACCAGTCCATCACGAGATTGAATTCAGGACGTTGGAAGTCGTAGTAGTTGAACAAGCAATCAGCAATGGCAATGACAGGACGCTTGGTTTGATTAACCTTGTAGCTGCCCTTGTCACGGACATAACAACTACCCGGCATGTCCTCTTCAAGACGCATGATGAAGTAGTCTTTACCAATTTTCGTGTCGTTGTGATTGATGAAGTCTTTCTTGTACTTTGCAGAAAGCTCTTCACGAAACACAATCAGTGGTTTGCTGTGATGGTAGAAGCGCCGTGTCTCTTTGACATCATGCTTGTTGTAGTGGATGAGCACATCAATCTGTTCATCCGTCAACTCAGTACCAACAGGGAAGGGAAGGTCTTCAATGTTGTCAGACTTCATGTTGAATTCCAACAGCTTCAGACTTGTCGACTTAGCCTTGTTGTCGAAGTGATGTATCTTGAACAGATCCACTTGTTTGACGTGCTCGTCAGATGGCTTCACTGCTCTGCCAAACTTCTCATCAGACTTGATCAGCGCCATAGCTTTCTTGTATGCACGTACAGCTACAGCTTTACCGGATACAGTGACGGCCTTCTCTCTGACGGAGAGCAGGTCATGCACTACAGGGTAGTCGAAGTCTTTGTTGTTGAATCCTACCAGACGATCTTTCTTTCGACGGGCTTGGTCAAGGAAATCGAATAGTTGCGCAACGTCATTCCTTCTGGGAGAGCATTCGTAGACAACAGGGTCGTCGTCACTGTTGGCATCAACGACTGCGAAGGTGAAGCAGTTGGGGTAGGTTTCGATATCGTAGATGTAGTCCATTCTTGTTCGTCTTTCTTCACAGCGTTTTCGAATTGTCTGTACAGTTCATCTCTGTATGCTCGTAGGAGTTGTTCACTGATTGCCTGCATCGCATACGCTTGTGTCTCCTTACCCGGCTCTGTCTCACCGATGTATTCGAAGTAGTCTTGCAATACATGCACTCCTTCATGTACCAACAAAGCTGCAACTTCTACACCGTCTTTGTCGGGGTAGATTGGAATACATACTATCGCAATGTTGTTTCCTTTAGGGCTATCGAAGAAGTGAGTAGTGGCTAATGCACCATCGCTTAACCAGTTCGACCAGTTAGACGGTTTGATTTTCAAACGACGAAGCTCTTTGTAGAAGTCGTTCTCGTTAAAGCAAACCCCGATGTATGTGCTATACAGCAGGGAGGTTGTTACCCATTTGGTCATCGTATAACTCCATCTCTTGGCTTATCCTTACCATCTCATCTAAGGCACGTTCACGCTTTGCTTTCTCAGCAAGCTCCGTCATCCTATCACGACCGAAGATGCTATCCCAACGAGAAGCATACTCCTCATCAGCAACAGACTTTGGTCGTGGCGCAGAACCTTTACCGCCGTCACTACTCATATCAGTACCCCGAAACAATTGATGCGATTTCACTGAGCTTGTCATTTGCATAATCAAGTTCAGACTGAAGATCATCAGCACTGTTGGCCTCGTCAGCAGCAGCGTAAGCCTTTGCCATCTCTGTGTTGCCTGTGATGTAGGCTTCGCGTTCAAGTTCTGCATAGGTTTTCATTGGTCACCTCTCATGGTTGGATAAGATTTGGAGGATGATATTGATTGCTTGAACCAACAACATCTGGTACATAGGGTCAAGCTGTTGAAAGCTTGGTTGTGGGGTGGGCCACTTCTTTCGAATGGCTTCCCAGAATTTCTCTACGTCACTCATGCTTAGCTCCAAAGACTTTGAAAGTATTTACCGAACAACTCGCAGCCATTAACAATGCGCCGGTGGTGTTGTTCTAATGCAACTCTATCCACCTTGATTTGCTTAAGCTGTGTGTCGAGATCAGCATTGTCATCAACTTCTGAATGATCGTAGAATTTGCTGTCGTCGTCAAGAGCAATCTGCTCCATCGCCCAGATCATCTCATCAAGCACCCAATCCCAGCGCTTGAAATGATTGTCGTCGATGTCCCATTCGTGCTCTGGCTCAGGTGCTGCGGTGGAACGAAGATGATCAGGGACATCCTCGTCGCACACTAGAGGTGCCCCATACTTGTCGTGCTTTAGTGCCTTCAATAGAGGAGCAATGATGAGGGCAAGCGTGTGGTCTGCGCTGTACGTATCGAAGGGGTCGATGCGGATTTCGATCTGACGTGGTGTTTCGTTTTCTGTATATGGGCCGATCAATACATTCATAACACTTCCTCAACTTCTTCAGTTTCAAACATGCGACCAGTCTCTTTGTTGTACAGCAGCTGACATGCTGGGCCTGTCTGTCCACTGTATCGATTCTTCAGGACACGAACGTGTGTAGTGTTACGCTCACGCATGTCTTCAGCCTGACCGTTACGCTCAAGACCAATCACCATGTCGCTAAGCTGGGCAATAGAGCCTGAGCCACGCAACTGTGCAAGCGATGTAGCAGCACCTTCTTCATGACCCTTGTCAGACGGACGCTTCAGATGCGACACAACAATCAATGCGATGTTAGTTTCTTGCACCAGCATACGCAGCTTGGTCATGATTTCGTCGATGGCCTTACGCTCGTCACCGTTCTCCTGTGCAGAGACGATGATGGAGATGTGGTCAACGAAGATATAACGACAACCCATACCCTTAGCCATGTAGCGAACACGATTGATAATGTTCTCGACGCTCGTGCTACCGAAGTGGTCGAACAGATACAGACGTTCTGTGCCAAGAGTCTTGTCGAATGCATCACGTC